CAAACATCATCTAAAATATCAACATTATCTTCTTTCCATTTTTTATATCTATACCAAATTGACCCATATTTTAAAACCCAAGCGTAAGGCATTTCGTGTATTGCTCCAAATTTTTTAAGTGATGGTAAAATATAACTAGCATTTGTTACAGAACCATCTGAATTATAAATCCTATATTTATCTCTTAATGTTGCTAAAGGTAAACTATTTAAGAACAAATATGCTGCAGTGTTATAGGGTGATTTTTCAATCAAACTATATTTAAATTCATTTACTCCCTTTTGTATTGCGTTTGCAAAATATGGTGTGTTAAACATTGATGTCGTCTGGTCTGAGTAAACTCCACCATCATAGTTATCGTAATATAAATTACCCTCCGTTGCGTATTGGTCTTTAATTTTTCTATTTTTATAAAAAGTGGTTAAATTTTGTAAATCTAAACTTTGGTCAAACACACTTTTTTTATAATTAAAATTAGTTATAGGTAATACATTTTTATTTTTAATACTCTTAATAGATTTATCATACTGAAGTGTATCACTAGTTTTAAAAGTATCAACTTTAGATTGTATTCCTTTACCATTTGCGAGGTAATCTTTACACCAATCTAAATTTGTTAAAGGATATAAATCGGTTAAATCATATTCATCATTAACAATATTACCACCAAAATAATTAACAACAGTATCTTCATTTGTTAATCCAACATTTGGTAATGCGGTGTTATCTAATAAAATAGAATTTTTATAAAAATAGAATGAAGTGTCAACGTCATTTTTAATATATGGTGTATTAAAATCTCCTCTAATAAAGTTTTGCCAAGATTGTCCTTCTCCTCTGTTTGAAATGTGTTTTAAGAACGACCCGTAAATTGCAGAATTAATATTATATTCTTTTATTTTTTGTATTAAGAATGGGTTATCCTCCCCTAAAGCGGTTACTAAATTTGTTGTTTCAGATTCTGAAACATATGTTTGTACATTATATTGTTTAACACTATCTCTATTTAATTTTGAATAGAATGAACTTAGATACATTCTTTCGTATATCTCATAAAAGAATTTTACTTCTTCTGTGTTTTGATATACATCATTACCTATTGTAAATTCCGTAGCGTTAAAACTAAATCTTCTTGGTTTTGACAAACCATTATTTGTATCTCCAACACTAAATTTAGGTGATTCTTTTTCTGTATATCCCCTTAAAAATTCTTCAACAAACTGTACTTCCGGCCATATTTCAGGTACATAAGCTCTTAGTTTATTTGCAATATCATCGTCTCCAGGGTATTTAAGAGTATATTTTTCCTTACCTTCTATTAAACTTTCCCCAATAATTTGAGGCCAAGGGTATACCGGAGAATTAAGGTCTCCATTTTTTACATCAACACTTTGTACTGAACTACTTGTATTAAAAATTGCACTTCTTCTTAATGGGTCATCCCTTAAATCCCAAGCTTTTGTATGTACATCATCTAACATTCTTAAAAACGCCTCACCTTGAGCGAAGAATACCGCCAAAACATTTCTAATTGTGGGTTGGAATCCTAATCCGTTTGTTTTACTTGCAAATTGGTCTGATATCTCCTTTGTTAGTTTTTCTTCTACCTCTTGTTTTTTTGTTTTATATTTTTCTTCAATCTTATTAATTGCATCTTCAAAAGATTTATAACCGGTTAAAAATATTAATCCTTGATATTCTTGTAAATTTACGGAATTTAAAATTTCATCATTTAGTTTTTTTCTGTAATCTAGATATTCCGCACTAGTACTAGTTCCGGTTAATTCGAACCCAGCTCTTTTTTGGTAGGTTTCTCTAACATCTATATCCCCAATACTTACAGTTGTAAAAAACATTTTTGTGTCTATTGGAACTGAAATGTCTTTACCAATCGCAGTATTATTAATAAGTAGGTTATTGTATTTTTGTATTAATCCGGTTAATTTACCTATAGCAGTAATCTGTTCTTGAGCCGAACTATATTCAGGTTTAAATTTGTATAGAGTAGTTTTATCTGTATCTTTTTTTACAAAAATGTTTTCATAATCTAAATATTTGCGACTCCAAGAATCTTGTCCTCCATATAAATAAACTTCACTAGCATACTCACGTAAATTCTCATTATATTTGTCAACTTCATTAAGAATATTTAAATTTTTCTTTTTAAATTGTTCTTCAATATTTGTTATTAACTTATTTAAATTTTCTTTTAATTGTAAAACAGTTATTTCCGGAAAATCATCATCAATTAATCCTTTAGCTTTATATTCGGTATAAAGTTCTTTCATTTTCTGTAACCCTAAACTACTATAAGTTTCTTCGGTTTTAGTTGGGGTATTTGATGTACTTGATGTTGTTGTTTTTTGACTTTGTATGTTAACCCTATACATAGATGGAACCGCATACATCGCACCCCAACTAACCTCAGACATTATAGTATATTTGTAAGTGTAAAATTGCGTATTAATTCTAAAATTATGTGTAGATGGGTCAAAAGATGCGTTAAACGTATGTAACATTAATGGTAATCTAATTGCCTTTCCCAAATAACCTTTAACCGTTAAATAAAATACTGGGTATGGTAATTGGAAAAAGGCTGCGTATGGTGAATTGTCTCCGGCTTCAAATAAAGCACGTCCTTTAACATCCTCCATTGTAATACTTATTACCGGTAAAAAATCGGTACCATATTCGATGTTAATTTGATTAATTCCTAATAACCCAGTGTCAACCGCCCCTGGATTTCCATTAGACATAATTGTTTGACTAAGATAATAGTCATCACTTAAATCTGGATTTTGCGTAATTTTTATATTTGGTTGGTTAACCCCAACCCCTTTTAAAGCTCCTTTACCTGTTAGTTCATCGGTGTAACTATTATCTAAAAACTGTTTAAACCCTGGATTTAAAAAATTTATTTTACCAACCGACACTGTTCTAATTGCTTCTGATTGTGGTACCCCAACTGCAAGTTTTGTTCTTGGTAATACCGAACATTCCAAATTAGCGTAAAAAACAAGGTCTTCTTGTTTTATTAGGCGGTCTTTTACGTTACCCTCATTGTCTATTACTTTGTTGGGATCTATTACTGATATGTTTTGATAATCAAATTCTACTAAAATATTTTCATTGTTATCTACCATAATATAAGAAGTGGTTGTCTATTGCGCCTTTATAGTCCTGTAATGAAGTTAGTAAGGGAAATGGAATAGTCAATACTGCACCATCTGGGATAGCAGCCTCTAACCCGGTATATCTTGGATTTGCTTGTTGTATTAACCAACCAAAAAATGGTGTTCCATAGTATTGTTGGGATATTTTATCTAACCTGGTCATACCTTCCCTATAAATGTATTTTTTATCTGAGGATTTTGAAGGTAAATTAACGTATGACACAACAGTTTGTTGACCATCTAATAAAAACTGATTATATCTATTATAATATTGTGTTCCCATAATTAATTAAAAGTTACTTTATCATTAAACGTTTCTCTATTGTTATTTATGTTAAAATCACTATAAAGTTGTTTTAATAATTTTTGATTATCTTTGTGTTCTGGTTGTTTTTCGGTTGTATAAGATAATTTAGTTTCAAACGTATCAATTTTAAAGTTTAAATATTTTTGATATTCAGGACTTTTTTCAAAATCTGTGAATAATTTTTTCTCCGCATCAAACTCTTTAACAAATAAAACCCTTAATTCCTCACACACTTCCCTTATATCTTTTTCCATAAAGGTATTAAGTTTTACTTTTTCTGTCATTAAACTTTCCACAAACGATTTAAATTTAGTATCATCAGTAAATATGTTTGACATTACAAAATAGAATCTACTTGTTTCTGGTGTTAAAAATTCAGTATCATTAATAGGGTTAAAATCATTATCACCCTTTAAAACATTTTTATCTAAAATGGTCGCTCCACTTAATAATAACATATAGTCGTACGTATCAACACCAACCTTTATCTGATAATTTTCTAAAATTGCCTCAAAAACATCAGTGTCTGTTTGTCCGCTATCAACTAGAGTGTAAACTTTATATTCTCCGGTATCTAATTTATAACCATCAACTTTATGGTTAACTAAATCTATTTTTCTAAATGTTTGGATATAATCCTCTTGATTTTTTGTCATCTCATTTTGAGCCCCTATTGTATCGTTATTTAACTCGGAATCCCTTGACTCAACTATTTCTTTTAATTTATTTTTTAACTCTCTTATTGCAGAATCCGGATAATGGTTAGGATTAGGTTTAATTTTTTTAATAATCGGGTTTGTATCATCTTTAACGTCTTTAGCGGCCTTACTAACTAATTTTAAAATTCTATCCTCAACATTATAAGATTTACCAAAAATATCAGTCGGTTGTTCATTCTCGTCATATTGTGCTAATACACCCGCATCATATCTTCTTTGTTTAGTAACCAATTGTACCATAGGGTAATTTGTTACCTCATTCATTGTTTTAAGTTGGTTAAATATTGTTTTAAAATAATTATTAGTTTTATCTGACAATTCTTTAAACACTGCGGTATATTCTATTTCACCTTTCTCATAAGAACCATTATCAAATAAATTAGTTGATAATATATTACCAATTGTACTACCACCTTTTTGTGGAACAACATTATTTACCTCAATATTAGAAACTGGTAAACCACTACTTCCTTTCCCTGAAATTATTTTTGAAACTAAATTTTTATCATTTTCTAAAGAACTTTCTGTTGATTCCGCCCTTTCATCGTATATTTCAGTATTTGCGTAATAATTGAATGATAGCGCATTTTGTAACGTTTGTATTGGGTGAGCTAATCCGTGTCCTCCAATAAAATCAAAACTTAACGATATTTTTGCAATCATTGGTTGGATACCTATTCCTTCCGGATTTATATCATAAACCAATGGTTCATAGGTTATTGATAATTGATTAGGTATAATCTTAGTATGGTAGAAATCCCCAATTCTTAAAACTAATACCGGTGGTGTTCCAAATGATGTATTTCTTGCGTCATTATATTTTGGTTTTCCATCAGGTCCAATTACAGGAATTGTTTGTCCTGGTCTAACACATTGTTGTAAAAAGGTTAAACGAGCATTTAATCCTTCGGGTGTTGTTGAGTGGAATGCCGGACTAAAATATTTGATCTTATCTTTAATACTAGAATAGACCATCGGGTTTGTTTCTTTAATAACCTCAAAATAGTCACATTCAGAGAACAAATATCTTAATACTTTTTTAGATATTCCTTCTTTAATTTCCTTATTAACCTTTGGTGGAACTGGTACCTGAATTGGTGGTGTGTTACCACAAATTTCATTACAATCCGTCTCCCCAGTGTATGTGTTAACTAAATCTGTTTCCGCTGCCGGTACACATTTTTGTCCAGTTCCAGGACATTTCCACCTTTTAACTGATGTTGATTCACATTTACATAGTTCTTTTGTTGCATAGGTACCGTTAGGAACTTCTTTACAAACATTATCAATACAAGACCAACCCATTACTGGTTTTTGACAACCACCACTAGATAAACATTCTTGTTCGGTATCAAAAGTTCCGTCCTCAGCCTGAGCACATTGTCCTGGTGAAAGACATTTATATTTAAGTTTTGGTTTTTCTTTTTTTATGGTAGCATTTGCTAAACTAATACCTACTCTACGACAAACCATTGCAGGAACGCTATACCATTGTGAGTTACTTGTTACAAAACCTAAATTAGCATCAAAAATATTTTTTGTACAGTCAACACCAATCCCACCCCCTTTGTTGGATTGTGGTATTATAAACCTTTCTCCTTCCGATTTAAAAGTAAAAGTTATCTTATTTAACTTTTCTAATTCACTTATTTTTTTATCTCCTATTGTTTGTTTTCTAAACCAATTAAGGACAACACTATTTCTTCTTTTTGATAGATTAACGTTGTATGATGGTGATGCCGGTGCCGATGCCGAACCTTGTAATTCAAGCGTTACAGTCCCTTCTTTATCTATTAGAATTTCTTTTAATTTAGGTAATAATTCATCATTTATAGTTTTAAAGTTACCAATAACAACATCATCAAAGAATGGTATAACCGCAGTTTTAAGAAATTGATCAGTACCACTTTTAACTTTTGCTGGAGCCGAATTACCAGCATAAATAGATTTTCTTCCTAAATATTTGTCATACCAAGATTGGTAATCTGAAGTTAGTTCAGTTTCCCAAGAACCTTCTCCGATTGGGTAATCATTATCAAAGTAAAATGCGGTCCCTTCAAATTGTTTTAAAATAGTCGTCTCAACTTGTTCGGAAGAATCTGAAGTTATGGTTGTGTTGTGTGATTGTGTTCCTGTACCATTAGTAATGATTGTTTGACTACCGGTCTCAGCAATTGCGGTTCCGTCAGACCCATTGGTTGTTGGTGTTTGATTTATAGGTATTTGGTTTAAAATATCATATTTTTGTTCTTCCGTTAATCTAGGGCTTTGTAATAATTCTTGATATGTATAAAGTTGATTTACCGGAATAGTGTTAAACTTTGCTGCCAAATCATATAAATCATACTTAACACAACCAGCAAAAAACGAATCCATAATTGAGTCAACTTGTGCTTCAGACAAATTTGCCAACTGTTTTTCAATAATTGTATTCATAGCCGCAGGACTATCAACAACAACCATCCAACTTAAAGTTCCACTTCTTGTTGTATTTTTATACGTATATATTGGTTCTGGTCTTCCTAAAAATGATGTTGGGTTCCAACTAACATTAGAACTTTCATTAAAGGAAAGAGCATATGGTGGAAACCACATAATTCTACCCCCATTTGGTCCTCTTTCACAAACAGGTAATTCATCATACGTAAACCCTGGTTGATCAGATGTTCTCCACGCCAAGTTCTCAAGTGAAAACATATATTTTTTTACCTTACCATCAATTATGTTTGTTGATCCTGGGTTTCTTAATGGGGCAATATTTAAATTGTATGTATTATCAAATACGGAATTGTTAAATCTTCTACCTGATGTTGTTATACCATCTGTTTTTTGTAAATCTGCGTAAGTATAATAAGGGGTATCTTTTTGAAATACTCTACAGTATTCCATACCAACTTCGGTACCATCAATACCTATTGTATTCTTATCTGTTACACTATCGTAATAAGCAATAACCTGAGAACCTTTTGTCATTTCTTTGTATCCATCGTTGAATACTTTTGAAATTTGATTAATTGCATTTCCAACGTGTTTTAATCTTTTTTCCCCGATAACGTTATCTGCGGATTCTATTAATCTCTGGGTATTATCTAATATTGATCCTCCTTTAAATTCAAAATCATCCGATTGTGTATCACTATTAAATTCTCCTTTAACCGAATTATATTCAGTATCAATTTTAACTGGATCACCTCCAGGTTTAACTTTAAACCCTAAATTATCTTTATATTTTGGTGAAGTCCAAATAAATTGTCCGGCAATTCCTCCTTGATTGGAAATAGATTTACCTTTTAATCCGAATTGGATTTTATCAATATTTCCTTCATATAATTGTCCTAATTCTGATGGTCCGTATACCGGTACTTCTTGTTGTCTACCAAATCTATCGGAAGGAACTTCGTTTGCGGGAGAATTAATTGTTGATGGTTCCGATTGGTCACTACCAACATAATACCCCCCACCTTTATCACTATTTCCTAATAAATTAGAAATGGCATTAGTTACTCCAAGAACAAGACCTCTTTCGTATTTAGGTCTATAAAGGTTATAATCCAAACTTTTAAAAAGAACAGATTTTTGTCCATATCCAGTATTTGCAACAAATAACTCTGAAGGGTTTCTATATTTATTAAGAATTGGTCCTAAAGCACCTCCAGTCAAATTATTTACAACATTAAGAGCGTTTTCTGTTTGTGGTGATATTATCTGAAACTGTTGATTAAAATAATCTCCAGGTATAAATGAAACAGGGAAATAAGTCCCACTTAATCTGTTCGCAAATGAAACTGCGGCAAGTACTGGGTTTTCTGGAACCGTAATTTTCCAGTTTTTAGTTATTAACGGTTGTTGTCCTGTCGCAACTAAAGAAGCTTCAAAAGGGTCTTGTAATGCATCTAAACCAACACTACCTAAAGTTGCTTGATATATTTCAGTATTTATCCTTTCGGTAAATGCGTCTTTTAATTTTTTTGATGCGATTTGAGCCAGAAATGAATCCTGAGATAACGACCCGGCAGACCCTGTTGGGTTATCGGATAACAATATTTCAAAAGGACTATATACTGAGTATAAAAAGTTAATTGGTGTTGATACAAATAAGTTATCATTTGTTACAGAATATGGTGAAAAATATTGTAAATCACTAATATTATCAGTTAAAATAACAAGATCTTTATATCCACTTTCCGGACCATAAATATTTTTTATGTATGCGGTATCTATATAGAATTCATTGAGTAAATCAATCTGAGCGTCATCTTGACCATACTCCCCTTGATTAGGGGTTACCGGTAATGGTGGGTTGTTTGTATTAATGATATTATTATACCCACCTTCAGGTCCATATTCGTTTAATGTATATAGATTATTTGCCTGTACGGTTGTTCCAATCAAGTCATTTGGTGAATCTATTACCGAACTGTCTTGAAGTGGTGATATCTCATACGTTACGTTACCTGCCGGTGGTGTGTATACCCCCGGCACATTATATGGTTGTAAATTTCTCGCCAATAATGTGTCCCTAAATGATGACGATAAATTAAATGATAATGTACTTTCTGGCATGTAATTACTTTATTAATAAATAGATGATTATTTATTTTTATAAACAATTTTATTTAGGTACATTGCTTTGAACTAAATTATTTTGGGTTTTTTGTTTTGCCATTTCGTCCAATACGAACGCAATATTTTTGTTTCCCCCATCATTACTAAAGAATTTAGTAAGTTCCTGATTTATCAAATATGTTAATGCCTGGTCTTTTGCTGCCGGGTCTAAATTAACATTTACATCAACCGTAACTTTTTCATTTAAATTTAATTCTTGTGGTTTTGGTGCGTTTAAATTATCGATATTATTTACATTTGAATTTACCGAATTTAAATTTGAGGTATTTACTGAATTTGAATTAACTGATGAGTTTACTGTTGATGAGTTAGTTCCTCCACCCCCAACATTAGTACCATTGACTGACGTTCCCATTATTTTAGTTAAAACATCACTCCCTAAACTTTTTAATTTAGTTATGTCCAGATTAGTTAATAGGTCAGAAGCCGACTTACCCATTTTAGTTAATAAGTCAATCGCCGACTGACCTATTTTAGCGGAAATTTCAGTTACTTTATTAACATCGTTTATATTTCTTTTTAAAGTTACAAATTCAGGATTTACGGCTTCTAAAGCACTTTGCATTGCCTTACCTACCTTTTCCGCATCCCTAAATGATTTTGGTACTAACCCATCTGGATTAGTTTCATCCGCAAATAACGCATTTTTAACTCCGGTAGTTCCCATCTTATAAAGTCCTTGAGCGGCACTAGTTCTAGTTACTCCAAACGCCACCGCAGTTTTAATTGCCCCCACTTTATTATTTAAACCTTCCAACTCACCCTGTTGTTTAATGGCAATTTCTTCCATAGTAGCCCCTTTTAATTCTTGGGATTCTTTAAGGTCTTTTAATTGTGTTGCGGTAACTTTAGTTGCATCAAGCATTTCATATTCACCAGTCCATTCCTCTTTACCGGTTTTTTCATCATACGCATATTGTTTCACTTTTAGTTCGGCAACCCCATCTTTATTTATTTGAGCCAAAGTTGCAATCATTTCTCTATCTTCTTTACTGGTACCTGGAGCAAATTTAATTTGTTTCATTTTATATTCCAAATTAGATGCGTTAAGTGCCATACCCGCCAATTCATCGGCCGACATTCCTAAAGCATCTGCAATTTCTCGTAATCTTCTTTTTTCTCCTGGTAAAATTTGAAATTCTCCTAAATCTTTATTGAACCTAACAAAATCTTTTGTCATATTAACAATTTGATTTTGTAATTCAGCAGGGTCATTTTGAGATAAGTCCATTAATCTAAGTGGGTCTACTAGGGCTCCTGTTGCAACCCCTAATCTTTGCATCGCCGCTGCGACTTCAATAGCCCCATCAGGATTAAACACTTTTTCGGTTAATGTAAAAATTGATTTCATATCAATTCCCAATCTTGAGGCTTGTGCCGACATTTTTGCCAACCCTTTAACACCACCTTCAAAGTTATATAAATTAAGTTTTGATATATTTGCAACTACCCCCGACGCAACAGACCCTACAGAAACACCAGCTTGTTTTGCCGCCTCAGTAACATCCATCATTCTTGGTGCGATTCCAGCAACATCAACACCTACTTGTCTAAACGCCTTTGCTAACGCATCTCCTTTTTGACCTGTAACTAATGTTGTTGCCGCTAACTCAGTTAATGTTTCATCACTTACGGATATGTTTGTATTAAAAACATTTGATAATGCAATATAATCTTTACCAATCTGGTCCAAACCTAAACCTAATTCCGCATATTTTGCGGAGGTATCAATTATTAATTTTCTAAATTCGTCCGCTTTTTGAGCTCCTAAACCTAATGTTTTATTAATTTTTGCAGATTCTTCATCCAAATAAATTAATCTTTGGAATGTTGCCTCTAGAGATACTAAACTTTTTACCTCTTCTCCTAATTTTTTTAATATTTGTGGTACTGTAGATAAAACATTTACAGAAGAGAGGGCTATGCTGGCATACTCCTCCATCTTACCTTTAAGAGCGTCCTGGACTTTAAATGATGACGTAGTTTTATCTACCTGATCTCCAGCTTGATTTTCTTGGTCATTAAACATTAACATACTATTTATTTAATAAATATTTTAAGTTTGATTTTCTTCGGTTATTTTATCAATAACGTATCTTCTAAAATATGTGGGCATAATTAGATAGTCACTATAAGACAAATTTATCTTTTTTGATAGGAAAATATATTCGTCAATTAGACGTAACTTATATTGCGAAGAAAGGCCGAAAAAACTCCACCCCAAAGGCAATATTCACAATCGCTTTTTCTCCAGACGGGGCTATAACTTCTTTTATTAAATCTAAACGAGGTTCGTTTTCATATATAAAACTTCTTATATATTTTGAGTCCATGATTGGCATTGTTTCGATAAATTTTGCAATATCACCTTTATCTCGACTTCCATTAAGTTCAACAATATGTTTATTTAATTTTAATGTGATAATTGGTGGTATCCTCCCTTGAGGGTATTTATCAAGAATGTCTTCAATTTCTAAAGATTCTCTAAGAGTTAGAGGTTTGATTTTTACAGTTGTATTACTTTTAGGTAGATTTGTTGTAAATAACCCTTCTTGGTCAGGTTGGTTTGTTATTTGTTTAATATTTAATTCATCTAACACAATTGAAGCATCAAATGGTTTTCCTGTTTTTGGGTCTTGGACTGAAACCACGTATTCTGGACCAAAAGAAGTATTTCTTAAAAATATTAATATTGCTTCAATATCCCCATCTGTTAAATCTTCGGGTCTAATATCTGGTTCATAAATTTTACTTCTTAATAAAGGTAAAATTATAGTTTCCTTAACACTTTTTGAACCGTCGATATTAAGTAACGTATTTTCATCATTAGCAGTTAAATATCCCACTTTAAGAGATTTCTTTTTACTTGGGTAAAATATCCCTCCTGAAGGTAATCTAACAACATCGTGAGGTAGATTAAAATTCATTTGTCCATAATCATTAGCATTTGTTTCCATATTCTTTTTTATAATAAAGATACTTTACTTATGTTTTTTGTAAATATATTTCTTCCGCAGAGATATTATGTTTCTGAATAGAATGTGATCTCAATGAATTTATTCCTTCACATTCTTTTTGACAAATATCACAAATAAAAATTCCCATACATATAAATATATGGGAATTAACAATATTGTGTATGGATAGATGTATTTTAGTTTTTCGTAAAAAAAATCAATACACGAGAATACAACGGTCCATTCTTAGGGTTGCCGAAATATCAGCCAACGCATCTTGAGAATAGGACAATGAACCAAAGTTAAGGTCAGTCATAAATGTACCTTCTAAAATCCATTTTTCAACAACTACCCCAGTTGGGTCTAACATTTCTAAATCAACATTCTTTTTGTAACCAGCGGCATAACCCATACGACCAGTAACTGACTCAGCACATAGACGCATCCATTCCATTAATGCTTGTGACGCTGAAGGACCGATTGGGTCACGGAACTTAACCGTAATTGGATCCCAGTTAAACCTACCAGCAACATAAGTTGATGTGTTTAAAAATTGAATTTCGGTTGACCCTACTTTTATTGATGGCCTAGATGCACTTTCCACGAACCACTCATTAATACCCAAACTAGAAGGAAACCTTACAATAAACCTGTTCTGTCTTTTGGGTTCGTACGGAACTGGCATTTTCATTAATAAATCAGCCATAATTTTTTATTTTTTGTTTTATGTTTATTTTTGTTATTTTATAAATATATCGGTTTGGAAATTTTTTCTCTTTACTTTGATTTAATTTTCAATATTGTTCTCTTAATTAAGTTTTCTAGCATTACATCTTCATTACTTTCTTCTTTATTAGCTTCTATATGAATTTTTTTATATCCTCCTTCTGAAGTATCATAAATAATAAATTTAACTTCTGGATACATATTAGATAATTCATTTTCTACATAACTAACCATTGCTTTAATATTTTTAGGATCATCATCAGAAAATCCTAATGAAGTACTAACATACTTACCACTCATAATTAAATCATTATACTTTGAAATAAAATCTAAAAGTGCTACTTTCTTAGAGTGTTCGGGATTTGATGCTCCACCACTTACCTCCAGACCGAATTTTTTTCCAAACTCTTCTGAAGATACCGGATAATAGTCACCTTTCTCGTCCAGATATAAATCAATTATTTGGTCATTATTTAATGTGTTTAATTTTCTTAAGAAGTTATCTGAGAAAATCTCTTCGTGGTTAAAAGAATTTTTAATATTTTTTATCATTTTTTCTTTTTCATCCGGAGATAAAACCATATAGATAAATAATTTAACCCCTTTTTTAAGTACTTTAGGATCGTGACCTCTTGCCGTGATTATTGAAAATGGATTTGCATATATAAGATTTTCTTTAAATTTCTTAAAACTTGGGGACTTACGATTTTTTTCAATTGCAGTTTTGGTGTCTTTCAAAAAAGATTCAGAATGAGTAAAATCTCTAAACGGATCATTATCAAACCCAACAATGGTTTGACCTTCAAATTCAAATGGTCCTTTACCTATTAAATGTCTGTATTCGGCAAATTCTTCAGTTGACATTCCTACCTCATTACCCATATCATTTTTAAGGTATATTTTAGTTGGTATTCTCAAAATATTGTCGTCCCAGTCAAAACCATATAATCTAAGGTTTTTCTCCTCAACCATTTCATTAATTATCTGTCTTGTCAAAATTTTGTAATTCATATTAATAAATATTAGATAAATAAAAAAAGGGAGAACTTGTCTCCCTTTATTTTTTATTCGATGATACTATTTAGATATTCTCAAAAGATGCTCCAGTAGGAGTGATATAGAACGTGATGTCAATAAACTCAAGTGACTTAGTTGGTTTGATATAAATCTTACCTGTCATTTGGTTTTTATCTAAATCCGCAGTATCACTTGAAACTGTAACTCGGAAATCATAAAGACCTCTGTCTCTTCTGATTGAATCTAAAATTGGGTTAACCGCATTTAAGAAATCTTGTCTTACTTGTTGGTCGTTTTGGTCAAACAATAATCTTACAGATACCGCTGAAATCAATTTACGAGCTTGTAATAATAATCTTCTTACGTTGATTCTATCAAGTGCTGACTCTCTAACTTGAAGAGTTTTATTACCCCAAATTACTGTACCTACATCGGCAAACGTTGCAATTGGGTTAATTCTTCCAAGATAAAGAACATCTCTATCTTCTTGAGTCAACTTCTTACGAGCTTTAATTGAGTTAACAATACCTCTTGTATAACCAGCCGCTGCAAACCAAGGGAATGCGATGTTATCGGTCAACGCCAAGTTTCTTGTAACTTCAGCCGTAGGTGGGATATAGATTTGAGTGTTATTAACACTATCTCTAGTTAATACCCAAGGATAATATGTACAACTATAGTTAGAATCAATTCCAGTTTCTTCCAAAATATCAACCGCCTCTTGTGGGTATATTAATCCGTCTTGACCTGTGGTCGTAGGGACAAACATATTGTGATCTGGTAATGTTGCAATATACAATGAATCCGCTCTACTGTTCTCAACCATATCAATTGCTCTTTCAATTAAGTCAGAGTTATTTTGTATGTCAATACCAGGGGTTACAAACAAGTTAATGTTAACCGCTTCTGGGTTTGCAAATGTTCTTTGACCTAATAAGTATGCGTAATAGTCAGTATTCGCGTATTCCGTAGTTCCGTCTCCAATACTAATTTGTTTGAACAATCCGTTTCCTTTACCATTAGGGAATCTTAAAGATGAACAAGCTCCGTTTAAGAAACCAGTTCTACCTAACGTATATTTATCTGCGTTTGTTCTAAATTCTCTATAGATATCCCATCCATCAAATCCACCATAAACCATTACCGTGAATTTTCTAGAGTTTAATCTGTAGTAAGGATTCTCTGGATTTGTAGGTTCTGAAGAGAATGTTGTATCTCCCACTTCATAAGCCGGTGTTCCACTTGATGCAAAACCTGATGATATTGTAATACCACTAGCTAATTGGTCCATATGGAAACCTTTAGTTTTAAATGACCACTCAAATCCTTCATCCGTACATAAATTTAAAGGTTTTCTTTTTCCTTTATATTGGAAGAAGTCAGTATCATAACCCCAATAAGAACCTAAACCTAAGTATGTTCTTCTAACGTTATCTCCTGGGCTGATATAAGAATCATCACCGCCACTAGTTAAACCAAATGGTGGGTTAAATACTGTCTCACCAGGTAAGAAATATTTAGTTTTATAAACTGGGAATGGAGATTTACTTCCAGGATACTCTCTAAACTCATAACCTTGGAATCCACAAGGGATTGAGTCAATAGGGGCGTCCTCATTCATTTCAACCATAATATATTTAGAGTTCAAAGTATACTCACCGTCTAATGTACCAATTTTTTTAGCGATAAAATTATTTTCTGAAGGGTTCATTGAACAGTTTGTAAATTTCTCAATTACAACTGGATTTGCATCTGTGTCAAAATAATCTCTTACTAAGACAGTAAATGTTTCATTATTAAATGAAAGGTCAGCTAATGAAATTTTAACTTCTGTATTAGCGGTATTACCATCAGATATTGTATAAAATTTAAATAGATTGTAAACTTTAGTACCTCTTAGTTCAGATACAACCCAAGGAGTTGCTGGGGATTGGAATTTATCTAAATACCAACCAATTGAACTAAAGTCATTACTTTGAGCTCCTTCTGTTGATATTACTTCAGAACTTAATCCTCTAATATAACCTTTACTCCAAGCATAATTTAATAAAGTTTGGTAATACTCTTCAACCATTAAAGGAACTTGAGTTCTTGGTTTTTCAAAATTACCTCTTCCAAATACTTTATTAATATTTTGTGCGTCAGATGAGCTTAAAGAAACTTCAAAACTAAAGTTGGTTCCTTCATAGTTAGTTGCGTTAATCCCAAAAGATAAGAATGGATTTTTATTAACTCCTAAGTATTCTCCAGTCATATCATAAGTAACATCAGTAACACCAGTTATTTCATAAACCGGATTAGTTCCATCACTATATGTTGAAATACCTCTTGATCTTAATGTTGCAACAATTAAATCATCATATTGTGTAAATGAAGTACCCGTATAATAATATACCATACCAACTACAGTACCTGAATAACAGTAAACTGGAACAGGAGCCGTTGTTGTTGTAGTTGTAATAGGTGTAGGCGTAACACAAGGATTTGTTGTTGTTGTAGTTGTTGACGTACTTGATGTTGAGGTTGTTACTGGGTTAAGTAATGTTAAACCAGAAACAGTAGTAAAGAATGAAAATCCTGAATACGAACTGTTACCGTTATTTGTAAATAACGCATAAAACCAAGAATCATTAAACGGAGACGCCGGGTCACAATCTTCAAAAGAAACATTGTCAACCGCAAATACATTTGTCGCTGCGGTAAAACCACCTGACGTTAATGTATTATAATCTGATTGTGGTATAGAACCAAAATATCTAATTGTTTCATCTTCAGCATAAACATTATTACTTGTAATAACGTCGGAAACCATTCCATTTATTTGTGTTTGTAATGTGGATAAATCTCCATCAAATTCTTCATATTGTGTTGTAAATAGGCTTTGGATTGGACTTGGGAAGTTACCAAAATAAGTAACTTGACCAACTGTGTTTGTACAAGCACTAAACCCAACTGAAAACGATAATTCTTTTTTAACCAAACAAACCGGATCACAAGGAGATGAAGGTGTGGTTCCACCACTCAAACACCAATAATCTAATGTTGACGGGTCTAAATTTGCTTTAGTTACGATAGACCAAGATGGTCCCGCATCATAACCAGACAATCCCAATACTCTAGTCACAAATAATTGATTTGATTGTTGTAAATACGCTTTTGCTATATATGATGC